TCCCGGGGGTCTACACTGCGATCCGTGATCAGTCTTTTCTGCCGCCGTCACCCGCCCGCTATCGTGCGGGGCTTGTCGGTGTAGCTTCGAAAGGCCCGTTCGACCTGGCAACCCGCATTCGCTCTCTCAAAGAATTCCGTCAAACGTTCGGGGAACCTGTGGATTCTCAGACCGTGGGCTTTATTACTACCGATTTCTTTTTGGCCGATGCAGTTGGTATGATTTCCGATTTCACGGACGGCATCTATATCGTTCGGGTAGGTCACGAGTACGAACCGGTTGGCGGCGCTGGATGCTCGGGATGGGCAGGCACTGGGGCAGACCCTTACGGAATATATCACGTTACGACGGGCACCACTGATCCTTATCACACCATTTACACGTCCGCAGGCGCTGCCCTGGCGGTCAAGTCTGTTTACGACGTTCATTCAGAATTGTGGATCAAAGTCACTGAAGCTGGCAAGCGCAGTTCGGTTAACTTGGCGGTCAGCAACAGCAAGACTTCGGGTTGGGATGGCGCAGTTGGTAAGGCGTACATTAACACACAAGCTGGTGCAGACAACGAATTCCTGGACAACTATGTTAGTGGTGATTTGGAATATAGTACTCTTACGGACGCAGCGAATCATGCTCAGACAACCCTTTACGGTTATCAGTGGGGTAACGGTACAACGGCAGGTCTACCTGTTTTCACAAGCCTGACCAATAACGTGTATGGCACAAAAGGTCAGTTCAAGTTATGGTTGCAGTACAACACCACCACAGGCACTCAGTACCCGAACGCCTCGTTTGCGCTCCAAATCGGTGATGTTCTGAAAATCGCTCAGACCAGTCAAAATATCACTTACGAAGCTCGTATCAAGCGGATCACAGGTGGTATCATCACGGAAGGCGATGAAACTGCCCCGGTAGGTGTTACCGACGGTTACACAATCTATTTTGAGCCATCTAACATTGCGCAGATTGGTTACCAAGCAGTGCCTTTGGCTGATAATTATGACGCCGGTGACGGCACATTGGCCGGTCGAGCGAATCTCTACAAAGTCAAGACACCAACTGGTGGTGAAGAGCCAACCAAAGTGGTGTACGTCACGGCAGCTACTGACGGTGAATGGGCGAACGGATCCGATAAGACTATCGGTTTGTATGTCAAGGTTCTGCCGGGTTCGAAGGCCGGCACCAAAAAGTTTGAAGTGTATGAGAATGCTGCGTTGGCGGAAGTTTGGGATAACCTTCTGTTCTATGCTACCGACAACCCTGCTTTGGACATCGCTACAGATTTTGTTGAAACCAAGATCAACGATGTCTCTCAGTATATTACCGTGGCGGTCGTTACCAGCACTGGGTTAGTTCCGGCCAACACCAGTGACCCATGGGACACAACCATGGTGCCTCAGCGGGTGGACGATGTGACAGTTCGGTCTATGCCTTGCAAAGCCGTAACTGGCACGACCGGTGACAGCCCAGGACAGATCAACCACGGTGGCACGTTCGGGAAGCACGGCAGCTTTTTGGACGGATGGAACGGTCAAATCGTGGATGCTTCGGATATCGTAGGCGGGTACGACCCAATCACAGATACTCTTACGGGTATTAAGCAGTTCGAAGACATGGATACGGTCAACGTGGATACGCTTAGCGCACCCGGCTATACGCATAATGAAGACGTCGGCCAGGCAGTTCGTCAAGAGTTGATTCGTGTCGCGGCCAAGATCAACGCAATGGCGCTGATCGACATTCCAGACAATCTCAACCTCTACCAGGCAACTGATTGGCACAACGGCTACGGGCAGTTTTCTGCCGAAGGTCGGATTGACAGCCGTAATGCCGCCTTTTACTGGAACTGGTTCGAGGTAAGCGACCGTTTCTCCTCAGATCCTACGTCTACCAAATGGTTACCGCCTTCCATCGGTGCTATGCGGTGCCTTGCCTATACGTTTCGTAACGAGAAGCCTTGGTTCGCTGCTGCGGGTGAAAACCGCGGTCTGCTTCCTGAGGCATTGGATGTCCGATACCGTAAAGTTAGCGCCGAAGCGAAGAACAGTTCGTACGGCGATACGAATTCTGTCAACGGCATCTACCTCAACCGTAACCGTATCATGTTGTTCGGCGAGCGCACGATGCAGCGAGCAGAATCCAAGCTGACTGCGGTTCATTCCATGATCCTGGTGAATTACATCGTGAAGGGTCTGTCGGAGCTTGCCCGGACGTTCGTGTTCGATCCAAACGATCCCGAATTGCTTCAGCAACTCACTTTGGCATTCACGGAATTCCTGGACAAGATCAAGAACGAGCGGGGCATGGAAGGATATAGCCTCGTGATTGATGAAACTAACAACACGCCGGATAGCAGGAACCGCCGGGAAGTGATCGTTGACCTTTACCTCATCCCGACTGACTCGGTTGAGCGCATTTACATCAATGCAACAGTGCGTGAATCGGGCGCAAATCTGGAAGAGGTTAATGCTTAACAAGTAACGACTTATGGGAAACCGCATTAAATTCAAAAACACGTTCGGTTCTCAGGACGCTCGTCTTGACCTTCAGCGGGGTGACCTGTTCAAGTTCAAGATTCAGTTGCCTGCGGCATTGAACATGAAGTGGGAGAACGAGGTGGAGTTCGCAGTCGAGAATTTTCCGTTCCCGGCCCGTACTAAAGAGACCATCCCTATCAAGTACTTGCAACAGACCAACCATCAAATCGGTGCAGACGCTGCGACCGCTTCAGTAGCGGTACTCGTCCGCTATGCCTTCTCAACTCAAACTGCGAAAGCGCTGGAGTCGTGGTTTTGGCTGATTTCAAATCCGCTAACCGGTGGTGTGGGTCTGACTTCTCAAGTCAAAGCGAAGGGGTACTTCATCTGGATGGTGCCAAACATGGCCCGGCAAATAGCTGACCTTACTCAGACTTCGAATTCCACAACTGAAGCTCAGGACGTCATGAAGCCAGGTTTGATCTATGCGCTGGAAGGTGTCTGGCCATCGGGGCTAAAACCGTCGGACGCTGACATGAAAACAGGTAATACGACGGTCCATATGGAATTTACCTTGATGATAGATCGGTACTATCCCGAAAGCTTGGACAAAATGCTTGTCACGGTGTAATGAATGAGACCTCAAGGACTAGTCACCGTAACCCGAATTCTTGATGTCGGTGGTAAAGAAATCCCGCTTCAACGGGCAGTAGACTATGGATGGATTCACGGTGCTCAGCGGGCTCCACCTGGTTGGGGTATTGGCCGTGAAGAAATCAGTTTAGGTAGGAACTTGTTTCTTGATCAAGGAAGACAGTTGATCTGTTTCTGCTTAGGTTTCAGAAATCCCATCTCGGACTATACGCTTCAGAAGTTTGGGGTAGGAACTGGAATTACTGCCGCCAATGTCACGGACATCTCTCTGGAAGCACCTATTCAGCTAGCCTCTCAGTCTGATGCTACCACAGCGCCGATAGACTCTATTGATTTCCTGACGCCGTTCGTTCTACGAGTGGCGTACACTATTGCTTATGGTGATGCAAACGGATATTTGATTCGTGAAAGGGGTTTGTTTTCGGGTAATAGCACGATGATTGCCAGACACGTGAGTGCGGCGGGAATTAACAAGACGTCGGACTTCAGCCCGATGCTGACCTGGAGGCTTCGATTTTGATGAATGCCATCATAAGAAAGATGTTGGGTGAAGACCACATACCGAGTGGCAGTTGGCCTATTTCAGGCGGTCACCACGAAGGTGATTCCGATCTGCCGAAAGAAAGCAAAGAAGTTGAGCTGGCCCGCACTATTTTGAGCGCAGCGAAGCAACTGCCGGATTCCCCGGCTAAGGACAAGATCGTGCAGGCAGCAACAGAACTCAAACAGATTCATGCTCAAGCGTAGTTAAAACAGAAAGATATATCCATGACAATTTTGATCTGTGACACCCAGGTTTGCGGGGAAACTGTCAGCACTTTGTTCAGTGTGCTGCAACAGGGTCCCGTATCAATGAACATCATCATCAAGAACAGCGGTGTAAACACTTTAAACTATCGCTTGCAAAATTTCGATGGCACGACGTGGGCTGACCTAGGTGCCAGCGGCACAGACTACTACAACACATTGATCCAGAATCAGGTGCGGTCGTTCAAAGTCTCGTCGAGCTACCCACAGGTGCGGATGGTTGGAAATGCTTCGGGCGGCGCTTACCTGGAATTTTCAATTATGAGGTATGCGGATCGAGCAAGCGGCGGGGCCTGTCCGATACTTACGCTGTAACGCTGTCGATGATCTCATCCAGATTGTACTGGGTGTAGACTTTCTGGTAGATTGAACGAAGACCTGGTAACCCCAGGTCTTCGATGTTTTCAGGGTTCATCCATCGGATGGGGGTGGGCTCAGCGACTCCTTCAACACTGGTATGCAGCAGAGTCAATTCCAGAGACGTGTAGAAGTCGTTTTTCAGCGACGCTGGTATCTGAGCGTCGATAGTATCCAGTGCCTCCTCGAATGACATGGTTTCGGTCACACTTTGAAACATCCGATTGACTTTCCTTTCACCCCAACCTCGAATACCTGGAATGTTGTCGCTGCGATCACCCACGATTGCCAGGGCGATGGCTATTTGACTGGGGCGTTTCACGTGCATCTTCTCGACGATGGCACGTTTGGAGATTAAACTGCCAGCGTTCAAGCAGTAGTACTGGATGTTGCCACCATGAAGTTGACGTAGGTCTTTGTCTCCCGAGATCACGATTACGTTCCGTGCGGTGCTCTTGAAGGCAGCGGTGGCGACCAGATCATCTGCTTCCTGTCCTAAAATTTGGGAGTGAGCCACACCCAGCAGGGCGGTGAGTAGTTTTTTGAGCTCTTCCATCGTGGGATGATAATCGGTGGGCTTTTCGGCATGTCTCTTGTTAGTCTTACGACCCATGTCCCAGCAAAACAACAAACGGGTTGCTTTGCCATTAAAATTGTCTACATCTAGGATGTTGAGCACCGACACGATTGCTCTTTTTAGGGTGATTTCGCGGACCATCTCAACGCCTGGCTTATAGCAAGAGAACCAAGCACGAGCGAAAAGTGAATTTCCGTCAAACAAAAAATCTGTGCCGCTAATCATGATCTCCTGCTTTGTAGTTCTGCATCCTCTTTTTCTCCTCGTTCCTTCGCCCAATCCATGAACTTGTCCAGGATGTGATCAGGCACATTGGAGAGATCGACTGTGAATCCTTTTGCCGCCCAAGCTAGAATGAAGATTTTGAACCATCTTGCTTCCAGCGAATGATAGGCGGCGTCAACGAAAAAATGGCTGGTCAATCACCAGTTCGTGCTTGAACTTGGTACCGCAGCCTTTGCATTGATGCCACACCGTGGTGTCCAGACGGGGTTCCTTCGCTTCAATGGCTTCCTCGATATAGGTGGCATCCTTCGGGGACAAGCAGTCGTAATAAGTGACGAGTTCGCTGGGTTCATCCCAGACACTGTCGTTGACCGACATAATGGAACGAATGATTCTAGCGATGCGATCCGGCACTTTAACCCGGTCCGTGTCTTCCCGGGCAAGAATGGACTTTTCGTCTTTGACGTTCAGAGGTCGGAGCTTGATAACGTCTTTGCAGTCTGGCAGGGTGACCATGTCCCAGCCTGGGTAATCGTTCGGCTTCTCGTTTATCTTGACGAGTTCGTCTGGCACCCTGATAGTCTCAGTATCTTGTCGCTTGCAGGAAGGACATGAAGACTGGTACGAGACTTCGCTGTTGTAGCGTAGGGCACGCGACACTAGCAGCACAGTGTTTACATCCCCGAGAAGAAAATCATCCAGAGGGCATCCGTTCAAATCCGCAACCCGACTAACCAATTCGGTAAGAGCGCTGCCGGGGCTTTGTTGGCGGGCTTGCTGTGTGAGCCACTCGTCGATTCTGCTATCCCATGGGAAAATCGTTATGTCACCTCCTGGGAAGGCTTTACGGTTAGCAACTCCGCCCGAAAGAAGTCGGATCACTCGCTTGAAAGCGTCTCTTCGAGGGACCATCTGCGACATATTGGTTTTAATCATATAGGTTTGTTGCAGTCATTATCTGTAAGAACGGCGTTTTATCCATGCCTACATAGAACCGAAAACCGTCTTTGACACTAGATTCGGTATGAGAGGAGTAACGATTGCCGAACAGGGTACGATGGGGGTGCCGGTGGGTGAGCCGTTGTTACCGTTTGAGTGAACGTGAGTGTCAATCCAGGTCACCAGAGTGGTCAATAGGCTCATGAGCAGAGTGCCACCCAGCATAGGTTGAAGTCCTGCGGTGCCTATGTTCGTGATGCCACCTTTGATTTCCACTACGGGAGCGGTGATCGACGCTGAGGCGACCGAGGTAAGGTCGAGAGTAGTTGAAGATTTCAGTGACATACCGCGGGTTGAAGTTACTGAAAATTCGCCCAGGGAAGTCACTTCCGTGTTATCCAAGGAAGATAGCTTGAACGCTGATCCGGACGTGATTTTGACGTCACCGCCGGTTGTGGTGAGGAGATCGAAGTCTCCACCCATCAGTGAGATACTTTCAATTGCTTGAATGTTGAAGTCTTGTAGAACAAACGTAGTAAACGTGCTGGAGGTGTCATCCAGCTCCAGGGAATTACCTTTAGGGGTGGCCAGCTGAATTTTGCCATCGTAGGAGGCGGGCTGTCCAGAATCGGTCAAAACGACTCGGTACCCACCCATGGTGGTATGGATCAGTTGGCTCTTGTTGAGTTCCATGACGTGTCCGTAGCGGGTTAATGCGGCACGTTCTGGTTTCTTTCCAGTGGTTGAGTAGACGTTGACTTTGTACCTTGCTGCCTGTGCGGTGGTTTGCATCATCCACGACCACACCGGCTTCTCGGGTTCCCCGTCCAGAAACCATACAATCACCTGGTCGCCGGGTTCAGGTATCCAACTGATCGCACCGGATAGGGCAGAACCTCCTTGCGGTAGGCCCGAAGGCATGGCCCAAGGAAGGTTGTCGATGCTGATTGATCCGATTTCGCTGCCGGTAGCTCCATAAGCGTGCGGTACTCGGACTTTTAAGCGCCCGAGTCGTTCAGGATCGTCGTTTTTCTCTACGAGCCCAATATAAGCTCCAGTGAGGTTCACCATGCTTTAACTAGCATGTTAGGTGATGGGTTCAAGTAGTTAAGGCGTGGGATCACGAATGCGATTTCAAGAAAACGTGTGGGGTAAGCAAGGGTCAGAAAGCGCCTTGGACGCCCAAAGGTCTGATCTGTGGTCTATAAACATGGTCAATGTTGTAGAGGGTGTTAAACAAATTTCTACAATGGAGATAGGTACGCTGGAGCCTTATTATGCAAGGTCAGTTGTACTTCCAGAGATGAAGATGAAGCCGGAATCAGTGCGGCGTGACTCTCGGTCCTATATGATGCCAGGATTTGATGAAGCGTTGGACTCCATTAAGATAACTTTTCTGATGGATGCGTGCGCTTATCGGACGGAGTCAAAGATTTATCGTTTGCTGACTTTGTGGAGAAAATTAGTGAGAGCCGGGCGTGGTCCAATGTCTAGTGAGATGTCCATCGACTTAAACGATAATTACCAACTTCCATACGCCTTCTCAATACCGGTCACTCTTCTACGTGGTACTGAACTTAAAGCCACGGCAATTACGTCAGCATCACTTTTACCTCCTTTTGCCAGTACCAGGCAAAAGGTGGATGATCAAGGTCTTACAATCTCTCAGCAGCTTACGCTGGAGAACGCTTGGTTGTGCGGATTCAAACTTTCGGAACTGAGCTATGCGACCGGAAATCAGATAACGACCATCGACGCTACTATCTATGCTACGGATATTCTAGGATATGGTGATACCCAGATTACTTCACCGTACCCAACACATTAGACATGATCTAATTGGATGGTACGCTCCATACCGGAATTAACTGAACAGGCTTGACTTCTTCAGGCTTGTGCTCCTTCAACCTTTCGCAGATACTGAGCCCGATAGACGCTTGACAGCTGCTATCCTCGTACGGGACAGACTCCAGAAGAAGGGTTGGGGATGCTGTTGCCTTCTTGGCAATGTCGATATATGCGTTCAAGTTCATCTGTTCTAACTACGTAGCAACATGAAAGGGCAAGCGCTAAAGCAGGCAATCAGCAATCTGTTTGGGATTGTGAAAGACCGGTCCACGCCCGAGGAGCTGGTGTTCATCTGTCCCGAACCGGGATGTGGTGATCGCACCGGTAATCGCTCAGCGAATCTGCGAAACGGTAAAACGTCGTGTTGGAAGTGCAACAAAGGGGGTGACTTCGTCCGCTGGGCCAAGCACCTAGGATACAAGATTGACGGCATAGTGGTTCCAGAGTCGTCTGTGGAGGCGT